CCCGGCCCGAGCGGCTTTCGCATTTTGTGCGGACTAATGTTCGCCGTGAAACACATCGAATATCTCCGCACACTCTGCAAAGCCGCAATCCGACGCGGCGACATGCAGCAGGCGATGTTCATTGTCGGGATAATCGTTCTAACCCCCAACCAGCAGGCGCCATGCGCTAGCGGGAGGCAAGATGTCGAAAACTCAGGCGCTTGTTCGTTCAAATGGCTAACCCGAGAGGCCAACAGCGCGACAAGCCGTTCCGCGACGCGCTCAGGCTTGAGGCCAAACTAGCCGAAGATGGCGAAGAGACGCCGGCACCGAAAGGATCGCTGCGCTGGATCGCCAGACAGTTGCTAGAAAGGGCCGGAGCGGAAACGGCTGCGGCTAAAGAGGTCGGGGATCGGCTGGACGGGAAACCAGCGCAAGCGATTGTCGGTGACGACGACGAGCCGCCGATAAACGTCATCACCCGTATTGAGTTGGTGGCAGGTGGCGACGGTCAGGGTTGAACTACCCCCGAAACTCGTTCCGGTGTTCACGGGCGAGGCGATGTACCGGGGAGCATACGGCGGGCGAGGTTCTGCTAAAACACGGTCCTTTGCCAAGATGGCTGCGGTGCGCGGGCTGATGTGTGCACAGGCCAAAGAGCCTGGGGTCATTCTCTGCGGTCGCGAGTTTATGAACTCGCTGGACGAAAGCTCGATGGCCGAGGTTAAGGCCGCTATCGAATCCGAGCCGTGGCTTCAGGCCAGCTACGATGTTGGCGAAAAGTATATCAGGACGCGGGATCGTCGCGTTGAGTTCGCCTTTATCGGACTGCGGCACAATCTCGACAGCATCAAGTCGAAAGCACGCATTCGACTGTTATGGGTGGATGAAGCCGAGCCGGTTTCCGAAACGGCATGGATGAAAGCTGTTCCGACAATCCGCGAGGAAGGCTCGGAAATTTGGGTTACATGGAACCCGGAGCGCAAGAAAAGCGCGACGCATAAGCGATTCAGGAAAAGCCCGCCGGACGGCGCGAAGATAGTTGAAATCAACTGGCGTGATAATCCGTGGTTTCCGGCCATCCTCAACCGGACCAGGCTTGAAGATCAGGCCAAGCGCCCCGAGCAATACGATCACGTTTGGGAAGGGGATTTTGTGAGCGTGGTCGAGGGTGCCTATTTCGCCGCCTGTCTCACGCAAGCCAAGGCTGAGGGTAGGATAGGCAACGTCGCCCGCGATCCTTTAATGACCGTCAGGGCGGTTTGGGACATCGGCGGCACGGGAGCGAAGGCCGATGCTTGCGCGATCTGGATTGCGCAATTTGTTGGTCGCGAAATTCGTGTCCTCGATTACTACGAGGCTGTCGGGCAACCGCTCGCAACGCACGTCGAATGGCTACGATCCAAGGGTTACGGGCAGGCTCTTTGCATCCTGCCGCATGACGGATCGCACCACGACAAGGTTTATGATGCGTCTTACGAGGGCGCGTTGAGATCGGCAGGCTTTGAGGTCAAGGTCATTCCCAATCAGGGGAAGGGCGCGGCCAAAATGCGGATTGAGGCTGCAAGACGGCTGTTCCCGTCGATCTGGATCAATGCGGCGACAACTGAAGCCGGGCGCGATGCGTTGGGCTGGTATCACGAAAAGAAATCGGACGACGAGCGCAGCGTAGGGCTTGGGCCTAACCACGATTGGTCAAGCCACGGCAGCGATGCGTTCGGCCTGATGTGCGTCGCTTATGAAGAGCCGCAGGTCGAGCATCAGGAGCGCAGGCGGCGTATCGGCGGCGGCTCGTGGATGGGAGCGTGACATGGCAAAACTGACGGCCAAGCAGCGCAACAAAATTCCGAGCAAGAAATTCGGTCTGCCCGGCAAGCGCGCGTTCCCCATGGAAAATCGTAGTCACGCCATCAACGCCAAGGCGCGCGCCGCGCAGGAATTGGAGGCCGGGCGCTTGAGCAAGAGCGAATACGACCAGATCGTGTCAAAGGCGGATCGCATACTTTATGGCTAAGAACCGCAAGCGTTACGCCAAGGCAGAACAGCCAAAGGACGACGCAAAGCCCGATGCTGGCCGCTATGGCGAGAAAAAGGCCGATCAGGACGACGACGACCTGCACGGCACGGGGCTGAAGCAATACGAGCGCGGATTTCAGAAAGACCGCAAGAATATCGACGAGGCATATTTCGATCTGCGGTTCGCCGCCGAAGATCGCTATCAGTGGGACGACAAGGCTTGGGCTGACCGCACCGGCCAGTGCAGGCCGATTCTCACGGTCGATAAAACCCGCCAATTCGTGCGTCAGGTCACTGGCGACATGCGCCAGCTCAGACCCGCGATCAAATGCGTTGCGGCTGATGACGACGCAAACGAGGACGTAGCCGAGAAAATCCTTCCCGGCATGATGCGGTACATCGAAAACCGTTCCGACGCACAGGCGGCGTATTTTGCGGCGGCGGATAGCCAAGTCACGGCTGGCATAGGCCACTGGCGCGTGCTGACTGAGTACGCCGACGCGGACACGTTCAATCAGGAAATCCGCATTGCTCCCGTTGAGGATGGCGTCGCGGTCGTTTGGGACCCAGACGCGATCCTGCCGACGCGCGAAGATGCGATGTTCTGCTTTGTCCCGGTTGATATGAGCCGGGCGGCATTCGAGAAGCGATACCCAGACAAAAACGCAGATGCGTTGACAACCGTCCCTGAGTTCTTCCGCTCGTGGTACGGCGACGATCATGTGAGAATTGCGGAGTATTGGTACAAGAAACCGGCAAAACGCACGCTGGCCCTGATGCCGAACGGGGCCATTCAAGACCTGACCGACGCAAAGCCCGAGGAGATCGAGCAGGCGAAGGCGCAAGGTGGCCGTGTCGAGCAGCGCGATGGCTTCAAGGTCTGCCGGGCTGTGATTTCAGCGTCGGAGATGATCGAAGGGCCTGACGACTGGCCGGGCAGGCATATTCCGATTGTCCCGCTCTTGGGCGAGGAGATCAAAATCGGGCGCGAGATCGTCCGGCGCGGTGTTGTGCGCGGGTTGAGAGGGCCGCAGCGGCTCTACAACTACGCCATTTCGACGCAGGCCGAGGTTATCGCGCTTCAACCCAAGGCGCCGTGGATCGGCACCAAGAAGATGTTTCAGGACTTCCAGGATCAATGGGAGACCGCGAACACAACGAACTGGCCGTATCTGGAATTTACGCCAGATGACCGGATGCCGAACGCGAAGCCGGAACGCTCGCAGCCGGCGCTGGCGTCTCAGGGTTTGCAGGAACTTTTGCAGGTATCGACCGCCGACATGCAGCAGGTCACGGGCATTTACCCGGCTGCGCTTGGTGCACCGTCGAATGAAATCAGCGGCAAGGCCATTCAGGCCAGACAGCGTGAAGGCGACACCGGCACGTTCAACTATATCGAGGCGTTTGGCCGATCTATCCGCAGGACGGGCCAGATCATACTCGACCTGATCCCGCACGTTTACGACACCGAGCGCAGCATCCAGATCGTCGGTGAGGATGGCAAGGTTGCGCTGCAAAAGATCAATCAAGCGACTATTTCGCAGCAGGACGGCATTACGCCGATCACGCTAAACGACGTGACGGTTGGTGCCTATCATCTGATTGTGGAAATGGGGCCATCGTTCTCGACCAAGCGGGAGGAAGCCCGCGACGGAATGCAGGCGCTGATGCAGTCGCTTGGCCCGCAGGCCGTACCGCTCGTGGCCGATATTTACGCCAGACAGCAGGATTGGCCGCTGGCCGATAAGCTGGCGAAACGGTTTGAGATGCTGTTGCCGCCGCCTATCAGGGCGCAGGAAGCGCAGGACAGTGGCGAGCCGCCGCCGCCCATGCCGGGACCGCCGCCGCCTAGTCCTGAGCAGCAGATGCAGATGCAGCAGGCGCAGCAGGAACATGCGCTGAATACGGCTAGGCTTCAGATTGACGGCCAAAAGCTGCAAGTCGAAATGGCGAAGATCAACGCCGAGCTACGCAAGGCCGAATTGGACCATCATGCCGCAATGGCGGGCCATCAGGTTGCTGCCGCTGCCGCGCAACCTGACCCGCGCGTTGACGAACTGCAACAGGCTGTCGGCCAGCTTCGCGACATGGTGATGCACATCGCTCAGGCCGTGGCAGGACCGCCCCCACCTGAGTTCCAGCAGCACATGCCTAATGCACCGCAACCAGATCAGCCGCCTCCGGGCGGCTTTTTTAATTCTGCGCCAGTAGCGCAGTAGCACCTTCACGCTAGCCAGTGCATTCGGCGCAGGCGGCGATGATGAGCAGGCACCTTCGGGTGCCTTTTTTGTTGAGCAAATCTACCAATGGATGACTCCCAGCTCGAACGCGAGCTAGCGGCCCTCGCGGGCACGCAGGCTGAACCTGAGCAAAAGTCTGAGGCCGAACCTGAGAAGCCAGAAAAGCCGGTAACCACTCCGGGCGAAGGCGAGGAAGGTCAGGCCGAAACAGAGACTGACGACGCAGACGCCGAACAAGACGACGACGCAGGCGACGACGCCAGCGAGCCGGACGAGGACGGCGAAGGCGAGAAGGACGAAGCACCGAAACGGAAAAAGTCGGGTATTTCCCGACTTAAGGAACGCAATGCCGCGCTTCAGGCAGAGGTTGCCGCGCTCCGCAGTCGCGCAAGTGACAGCGAGCCAACGCAGGCCGAAGTCGAAAAGCTGATCGGCAAGCCTCCGAAGGAAGATGACTTCAAGGGCGATTTCCTCGCATACGAGCGCGCGCAGACCGTTTATGAAATGCGCAAGGCGAATGCGGAAGATCGTATCCGCGATCAGGCGGTACAGGCTAAAGACGCGAGAACTCGCGCCAAGGCCGAAACCGTCGAAGCGCATAACGAGCGTGTCGAAGAGTTCCGGGAGAAAGTACCGGATTTCGACAAGACGTTACGCGCTGCGGGGCACCTGAAGGCTTCTCCCACAGTCGAGGACTTGATCCTCGAATCCGAAAAGTCGGCGCATCTCGTCTATCACCTCGCCAAACGTCCAGATGTGCTCGCAAACCTTAACCGGATGAGCGAGCGCGAGGCGGCGCGTGAAATCGGGCGCATCGAAGCCCGGCTGTCTCTGCCTTCACCCAAAACGCAAACCAAGGCTCCTGCACCGAAGGTTCCCCCGAAAGGCGGCTCGACGCCATCCAGTCCTGACAAGGAATTGGATGGATGGCTCAAGAAAACCTACGGCTCGTGAGCCAACCGAGACGTGCCCGCTGTGAAGCGCGCAGTCCCCGCGCCGGTCTAACCGGCCAGAAGGAAAGCAAATGTCTAACGCTATTCTGAATCCCACCGTCATTGCCAAGGCTGCGGTTCGCATCCTCGACAATGAACTCGTCATGGCGAACAAGGTATTCCGCGGTTACGAGCAGGAGTTCTCGCAGACCGTCAACGGCTACAAGAAAGGCACTTCGATCACGATCCGTAAGCCGAACCAGTTCACCGTCCGAGACGGCGCAACTGCTTCGATCCAGGACGTGACGGAAGGCTCCGAGACGTTCACCGTCAACAAGCAGAAGGGCGTGGATTTCCAGTTCACGTCTCAGGACCTGACCCTGAGCATCGGGGAATTAGCCGAGCGCGTCATGCGTCCGGCGATGATCCAGCTCGCTAACCAGGTCGATACGGACCTGCTCGCGCTCTACAAGGACATCCCGAATTGGGTCGGCACGCCCGGCACCAACGTCCAGTCCTTCGCCGGCTTTGCGAAGGCCCCGGAACGCCTCGACCTTGGAGCCGTGCCAAACGACTCCCGCGCTGCGTGCTTGTCGCCGTCCGATCATTGGGCGCTGGCCGGTTCGCAGACCGCCCTCTACATGCAGGACGTGGCCAAGCAAGCGTACCGCAAGGGCCGCATCGGTATGCTCGGCAATATCGACACCTACATGACGCAGAACATCCAGACTCACACCGTTGGTCCGCTGGGTGGCACGCCGCTGGTTAACGGCGCGTCTCAGAACGTCACGTATACGACCGCGAAGGCGACGGAAGCCGTCCCCGGCACTCAGTCGCTCATCACTGACGGCTGGACCGCTGCGGCTGCCTCGCGCGTCAAGCAGGGCGACGTGTTTACCATCGCGAGCGTGTATGCGGTTAACCCCGTCACCAAGGCAAAGCTGTCGTTCCTGAAGCAGTTTGTCGTGACTGCGGACGGTTCGAGCGACGGTTCTGGCAACCTGACGCTGACCATCGCCCCGGCGATCATCACGTCCGGCGCGTTCCAGAACGTCGATTCTGCCCCTGCCGATAATGCCGCCCTGACGTTCCTTGGCACGGCCTCGACCGGCTACGCGCAGAACCTCGTATTCCACCCGAATGCGTTCGGCCTCGTGGTTGTCCCGATGGACAAGCCGCCGGGCACCGTCGATGTGGCGCGCGAGAGCTACAAGGGCCTGAGCGTCCGTGTCATCCCGTACTATGACGGCACGAACGACATCAGCAAATGGAGACTCGATATTTTATACGGGGTAAAGACACTGGATCAGAGGCTGGCAACGCGTTTAAGCGGCACCTGATGACAACCGAGGGAGGGCCACAAGCCCTCCCTCTTTGATTTGCGAGGCCGCATGTCAACCAAAACACGCTCCGACCTGATTACCGAAGTGCTGGACAGGCTCGGCGTGCTTGCATCCGGTCAGACGCCATCCTCTGAAGATGTGGCCAAGGTAGACGGCAAAATCGATGCCGCGCTCGCAACCCTAAGCGAGACGGAAATCTACACCGTCGACGATTCTGGCGAAGAAGGGCCGTCAGGCGGAGAGTTCACGCTATCCGCATTTCTGCCTCTGGCCAACATCGTTGCGAATGCTTGCGCTGCCGCGTTTGGGTTGCTCGATGACCAAAATATCGAAGCGCGGGCAAAGCAGGCTGAAAGAACGCTTCTGACACTGGCAAGACCAGACCGTGCTCGTAAGACGCTGCGAACAGACGCGCAGTTGATGGGCCGCCGCATGTGGCCGGGCCGTGGCTCGTACACGAATGGCACCTAAAGACGTTCCGATCCCGTTTCCGCTGTCGTCGGCACCGGGATTAAAGCCGCAGGAATCGAGCGGGCGTCTGATTAACTGCTATGCCGAGGCGCGCGGCGATAAGAACGCGGTCTGGCATCGCTCGCCCGGCTTGACGAATTTCGGAACGACGACGCGCTCTGGATGCCGTGGGCTGATTGAAATCAGCGGTACGCTCTATAGCGCATGGAACGGACAACTCGAAAAGAACACCACGTCCGGCGGGGCGTCTAGCAACGTCGGCGCGCTTTCCGGCACCAAAAAGGGTTTCTTCGCCAGAAATAACAAGACGCCTACGCCGGACCAGTGGTTCGTCGATACGGACGGTAATATCTTTACTTTCACGTCAAGCGCGGTGACTTCGGGTTGGCCGGATGCCGATCTCCCTGCCGTCAATTCGACGTGCTCGATTGACGGCTACGGCGTGTTCACGACGGGGCAGGGGCTGGCTTATGCCACGGACCTGAATGCCACGTCGGTCAATTCGCTGTCGTTCGGGTCTGCCAATGCCAAGCCTGACGGGCTACTGCGTTGCGTCTCTTATGGCGGCAACCTGTTCCTGTTCGGGAATAATACGACGGAGATTTGGTCGG